ATCGGCATCATCCCGGTGGGCGATGTGCTGGATCGGATCTTCAAGCGGTCTACTGAACATCCCCCACCAGACGAGTAGTGAAGACGTCGTCCACATAGCCAGTAGCTCCCAGGAGAGCCGGGTCTTGACCACATAGCGCCACGATCTGCTCGTACAGCGAGGGCGTGGTGATGTGCGAGTTACCGGTGACCACCATGGATGTCGTAGCCGACATGGCTACCGCCCCGCTGACGGTAGCCATCAGGACATCGATTTGCTATAGCTGCCTATCGAGACCGAGAAGGTGTCCCCCGCGTTCACCGATTTGATTGTGGAGAGCGGCCCAAACCAACGCCGCACTGGAGTAGCCGCACTGTCAAACTCGTCCACTCCCACGATTGTGGTCGCCGGCATGTTGACGTACGTCAGGGCATTACTGGAGGCGATGGTGCCGCCAGCGGGGGCACCAAAGGTGATCTGCTGACGGGCGTACTGGCTCCCGCCAGAGTTCACCACTTCTGTGCCGGCGGCAGTAGCCGTGCCCATCACCGTCACCAGGGCCACCAAGACCGGAGGGACCACGGCCACGTAACTGGCCTGGCCCGAGCTAGCCGCCAAGATGTTGTTGCTCTCGACCTGTACCAGATTCGCGATGACTCAGCCCTCCTGGTCGACGGTGACAACTCCGAGATCGGACAACTTCGCCAGGTGATCCGCAGGACGATGCTGGAGGAACTCCATTAGCCGAGAGGGATCGGCCCCTTCCTGGGCGGCGCGCTCCACGTCAGCACCACAGATCGGGCACCCGTCTTCCGCGCAGCACTGGACATGCTTGGAAACCGAGAGATCGGTTGGCTCGCCCGATACTGGGTGCCTCAGAGCGACGTACTGGACGTGGTGCGGCTCAGTGTCAGAGGCTCCGCACTTGGCGCAGACGCGTTCGGCTGACTCAGTGGTAGATGACACCACGACTCTCCAGCCACAGGTACAGATGCTTGGGTACCTTGTAGCGCCGGCCCCGCAGGAAGGTGTAACTGGTGCCCACCCCGTAGGTCATGTCCTCGATGTCGGTGTTGACCCGGATGACCCTGGACTCCTCGTCCACCGTGATCGGTTCAGGCCCCAGGTCTTGCACCTCCAGGGGATTGGCCGTCATCGTCCTGGCCTGCTGCTGGGTTTGCACGGTCTGGAGATCCTTCATGGGGTCGTAGCCGGGTACAGGGACAGAGGGGTCCAGGATGGGATCGGTGTCGACGGTCACCGGCTCCTCCAGGTCACGAATCCTTTGCTCAGCTTCTGGCGATAGCTCCATCAACTGGCCGGTCGCTGGATCCCAGACACCCTCTTCCTCGCGCACGAGATCGACCTGATTCACCAGGCCGATCTCCTGCTGGCGATCCACTAACTCTGCGGCCTTCTCCTCAGTCAGACGTTGCCGTTCTGACCCAGTGAAGTCACCGCGCTGTGTTCCTCTGGGCACCTGTCAGTTCGTCCAGGCGATCACGACCGACTGGTCGGTGATCAGGCCGAATCCCCAGATCGCGTACCAGCACAACGCGTGTTCCCGTCCGAAGTCGAGAACACCGCCGTCGCGGAGTTCCACCGGCAGGGCGATGGCGTGCCCGAAGGCGTTGTCACCCAGGTACATGGCCCCGTGAGTGACGCCAGCGTTGCCCTGGCCCGTGCCACCAGCCGGACCAGCACCAGGGGCGTATTGTCTGATTTGGGTAGTTTCGATGTATACCACGTCATTTAGACGACCTATCTCGCCTATCATGAAGTTTCCTGCCGCAGCGTACTTCGTCATTTCGATGAACTCTGGGTTATCTCGTAGCCTTCTAGACTGGTGAGGGTCGATGAAGGCGACGTAGGTCTCACCGATGCGCGGCACGTTCTTGGTGGCGAGGGTCTCGACGGCGTCCTTGCTCACGTTCACCGACATGTACTGGGTGCCGGCCAGGGCGGCGTAGTTCGCCGCCACCGTGCCCTGGTCATACGGGCTGATCGGGGTGATGGCACCAGTCGGCAGGGCGTAGCCGAAGATGGCGCTCGACGCCTGGTACAGCGTGTCCCTGGCGCTGCCGTCCAGGTACTTCGCCATGTTGCGGCCCAGGAGCCGGCTGGAGGACGCCATGACGTCATCGAAGCTGGCGTTGAGCAGAAGCTCGCTCACGGCCACTGCATAGCCCTGCTCAGCCACCGTGATGGCGTACTGGGAGGCCGTCAGCGCAGCGGTCTGCATGCGAACACCTTCAACGAGTTGGCTCGCGTCTCCAAGGTTATTATAACGCATGAAGTTCACTTGAAGTCCAGGTTGTACACCCAACTCCGTCTTTTTGACAGCAAACTGCTCGAAACGCAGTACGGGCATGCTCTGGAACAAGATCTCCTTGCTCCAGATGACCTGGATGGCCGGGGATAGCTGAGAGTTCGTCCCTGGGTAGCCCGTGGGGCTGGCACTCAGCAGCGGGGTTCCTGTGATGCTGGATGGCACTTGCCAACCTCCTGATTTTGGGTACTACCTCTACTGTCCTCGACGGCTTTGAGAGGCTGCACGTAGCAGTTGCTCCCGTTCAGCAGCATATTCTTCCGGGGTCATTGCCTTGAGTTCATCCGCCGTATACGTGCGTGTAGTCCCAGCCGATTCCATAGGACCGACTGGGGGCGCGGTAACGCCAGCCATAGGTCTGCCGGCGTTGATGTTTCGCATCGCTGACACAGCATTCTGCTGAATCAAGGCGGATTTTTGGATGAGAAGCTGGATCGAAGCGTCGATCTCCTGCTCCGTACTACCGGAGACAAGGTCACGAAGTTCGGGCGATATTTCGTCGCCATGCTCTGCCATACGCTGTGCCAGGTAGGTCTGGAGAGAGGCGTGATGGCGCTCTTGTTCCAATAAGGCAAAGGCTTTTTCCCGCTCAGCCCTTTCCTCAGCCAGGCGGGCCTCCCACTCCTGATCCTTCTTCTGGATCAGGTCGCGGAGTTCCATCTCTTCTTCCTGCTTTTTCTTCGCTGCCCGGTCAGCTTCACGTTGGGTCTTGGCTTCGGCTGACTTTCGATCTTCCTCAGCTTTTCTGTACTGGGCCAGTTCGTTCTCCAGCGTGTCGGCACGCGTCTGCTCTGCCAGTACCCTTTGACGCTCTTCCTGGCGAATACGCTCGACATCTTCCTGGGTGAACGCCTGGGGCGGCTCGCCGCCAGAGCGCTGCTGGCGAGGGCCACTGGTGGGCGGTGTCTCTGGCGGCGGGGCAGCAGGGACGGTGATGGTGGTGCCATCATCAGGCGGCTGGGCGTCGCCTTGGGCCTGCGTGGGGTCTTGGACGTCGGTCATCTCCTGGCGTTACTCCTTAGCTCTCGTCTTCTTCTGGTACTCGCCGCTGCGGGATCGTGGTGCCGTGAGCGAGTGTCACGATCCGCTGGAACATCTTCTGCACGTCTGCGTTGTCCTTGAGGTCGAGGCCAGGGGCGCTAGCGATTTTCGCGGTGGGCGCAGTGTTTACCTGCGGACCACCGGCTGACTTGACCCCACCGTTGCCACTGCCATTGGACTTGCCGTTGCCTCCACCGTTCTGTGGGGGTGGGGACATTGGCTGTGGGCCTTCTGGGCTGACCATGCCGGTCATGTTGACGATGAGGCTGGCGACCTGGGCCTTGAGGAACTCAAGGGCAGCCTGTTGCTCCGCGTCATCCAGTAGCTCCTTAAACAACTCCTGAAGTTTTTCGTCGGGTTGTTCCTCCCCCAGTTCCTGAAGCGCGCCTCGCTTCGACTCCAGGCCCAGAGCCATCTTGACCTGTAGCTCGTTGAGCAGCACCAGCTTGTCCACCGGCAGGGGCGGCTGGAAGTGGACCGTGTTCTCGTAGGACACCGGGTCCATGGGATCCAGCATCGGCAGGGAGTCGTCCCGCAGGGGCGGATCCCAGGTGTCATTCCAGGTAAGGGTCTCTGGCTCCTTCATGAACAAGGTCCGCAACGCCAGGCGGTTGACCTCAGCGAAGCCTTCCCCATACTGGGTGGACTTCAAGTGGAACCTGTTCATGAGGGGCTGGTACTGGATCGCCAGGGCCACGCCTGACGTATTGGAGATGGCCTGCTCCTCGCCCAGTGCGGTCTTCGGCACACCGGTCATCTCGTGCATGGCGCTCTTCAGAACTTCCAGCAGCTTGATGGCCTGCTCGATGCCTCGTGGATCGAAGAGCAGGTTCTCCACGCGAGCGTCCTTGTTCGGCACGCTCCACGTCTGATGTGTCCCCTTCTCCAGGTTGCTGGCTCGTGCCCCAATGACGACCGTAACCGGGGCCGCATGATAGTTCACGATGTCAGCGATGTCCGTGGCCGTTTCGTTGTACTGCCTATTGAGCGGTGTCACGTCCTGTATGTCGGGCATCCCCCAGGGCGAAGACGCTATGGGAAGATTGCTTATGTGAACGATTGGGATCTCGCCTAACGGGTTCTCCCTGGCATCTATAAGTTCGTCGTTGACGTACTCCTCGATGCGTTCTTCGGTCAATAGCTCCGTGTAGGTAAATACCTGCCTCGTTCCCTCTTGAGTGGTCCCCCAAAATCTGTACTTGAGTTTAAAACGGATCAATCTCTTGCGGTCGTGGGGGTGCCATTCCGGGAAACAGTAGGCACTATTTAGGGGAAGGATGCGGACCCTTCCAGGATGCGGCATCCCAGAAGGGTCCACCCATGGTTCCTCGTAAGCCACCTTGACGAAGCAGTCGCCAGTGACCGATCCCATGGATCCCATCTCCCAGAGAAGGGAATCCTTCTTGTTATCTACCTCCCAGATACGTTGCAGCCGAGTGGGCACAATGGCTGCGGTGGCATCAGGCGAGCGGAACCCCACACCTTTGCCAAAAACGAAGTTGGTTGTAAAATCTGAAAGCGCCCTCGTCCAGTTAAACGTGAGTTGCGGATCACCTAAGTCAGGGCGCTGTGCCCAGTGATAACCCAGGTCAATAGAATGCCCAGTTCATGGCATAGCGATTGAGTCGAGGACCGTGTACCTCAAACTCTTCGTCCGCTAGCTCCACCAGACCCAGAGGGCTGATCTGGATCGTCAGGTCTGACGACGCTGCTCTATAGCTGGGGGACTGGAACTGAATAGACATCCTGTTGCATCACCTCCC